TTAATAAATATTTGTTCTACTCTTTTACTGCTTTGTTCTGCCGCCTTACCCATAAAATGTGTAGCTGGTGGTTTTACTTGCCTATTATTTTTTTCGCTATAAACTGCCGTCTTACCTATTACAGTATTTTTGCCTTTACGCATTACTTTGTTTACTAAATATATCGTTCTAGCCCCACTACTATTTTTAATATTACCCCTAACTAAACCCCCTTTACCTGCATGAATTGCAGATTTAACAAACTTTTGTTTATCATTTTTACCGCTTGCCTTATCGCTATCAATCATTCTATCAAGTGCCGATATTCTTAGGTCTTTACGTACCCCTTTATGCCATGATTTTGCAGACCTTGCACCCTTTAACGCTACGTAATCTCTACCGCCTATTTTGCCCCCAAACTCTTGTTGCTTTAAGTCATCTACCGCCCTACCTTTATCATTGGGTAGTTGCTTGAAACCTGCTGCTGACTTCATTTGTGATATGTCGCTACCTTTTGCAAATACTACTGTACTAGCTGCCTTAAAAAACTGTGGCTTACGTTGTATAAATGTACGCTTTGCACTCTTTGGCATGGTGTTTTGTTTCACATCTAATGCCGCCTTACTCAATGTGTTTCTTATAGCATTTGGTAACGCTGATTTACGCATACGTTCTAGCCTTGCCGTATATGTTACAACTTCGCTACTATTGATATTTAGAAATACATTCATTATGTTTGCACAAAACTAAACTAAAAATGAAACACACACTACTTGCAATCGCTTTAATCTCTTTTGTTTCTTGTGGCAAACAGCCTGCTTGCCCTCCTGTTAATCCACCTGTACCTCCTAAAATAAATAGTGGGTGTTGGTCATCTTCGTATGGCTCACTCTGCTTTACTGACAGTTTAATGTCGGTAGACAGACAGCCATTCTATCCTTATGCCGTATCTACTGATTCAATCTACTATCTGCTTGATGACGGTAGCAAGTTTGCACAATACGGTTATTTTTTGGTAAACGATACACTTAGATTGTACCCTACTTTGCACCACCCAAATGCACCGTTTACCTACTGGCGTTAGTCAATCTCAAAAGTAATTGAAACACTTAATCCACTGTCATCTGTACCTACAACCCACCCACTTGCAGGCGAGTATATTCTTATAAATTCTGTTGCTCCGTTTTGTGTTTCAACTATTAGCGGTTCTTTTATTATACCTGTAGGAGATGTGTACACTCCCCCTAAATAAGACATAGGTTCTGCTATATCTGATGGTAAAAAAGGGAATGTAACAGTCATAAATGCTGGCGAACTTGTAACACTAAATCCTGTGAGTAACATTTGAAACGTTACTGTCTTGCCACGTAAAAGGTATTTAGCATAAATTATGTCTGCTAAATCTACAGTAAATGAACCACCTGCACCACTACCTATTGTTATTGTAGTCCGTACATCTACCCATTTATTCACATAAATAACATTCGCAAAATTCGCAATACCTGTACCGCTTGTGCCACATGCAATCTGTAATGTTTGTACGCCATTAGTATATAATACTGGGCTAAATACCGTAACTATATCAACTAACGCACCGCCACATGGCGAACCTGCATTACCTTGTATATAATATAACTCTCCATCATACAAAGCAAAACCACTATCCGACCTAGTAGCACAACCCCACAAAATATACACCTTTGTCGGGTCATACGCACCACCAATTAAACTAACAACTATCTGCGCTGCATGGTTGCCTATAACCTTGCTCAAAGCCTCTGTTAGCTGAAAACCATTAGTGGAATTATCGGCTAAACTATTAAGCGTTATACCTGCGCTGTCTGCCAACTTTTGAAAAAACTGTTGCAAATCTGCATTACTCTTACGGTCTATAATCGTACCGCTCGGATTGTCCTTAATATCTCCGTAAGGATATGCACCACCTACTGCAACTACTGTACCGTTATAATCTGTTATTTTACGTGCCATAATATTATATATAGTTTACAAATGCGAACGCCACCGTTTGCGCTGGCTTTAATTTTAATACTAATTCCCTAAATTCAATTTCCCTATCTGCATCTACATTAGCAAAGGTAGTAATTGTGCTGCCTGCAATGTAAAATGTACTGCGATAATTTGCACCAAAATCAAAAGTGGCATCCCTTACCGCCTCCAAATTATTTGCTATAATCGTAATACCCTCATCTATCCAACCGCTACCATAAGCAGTTTCACCATAAGACACATCGCCGTAAATAGCCAACCCTATTGGAATACCTAATATATCGCTAGGTGTTTTGGTTTCCATTACCGCAGGTGAACCAACTAAAAACCTATTTTCATATAGCCGTACATCAAAACCTGCCAACCTTAACTGAAATTCAATAAATAGATAGTGCTGCCTTGCTGGCTGTCCATTAGGGTGTGCCATCTTGCGATATATAGCCAACTTTCTATCAGTCAATGATACTGTACTATTAGTAATCATACCCAACCTACGCTCCCAATCTGTTGCATCTTGTGCCGTAAAATTGGCATTGTCAGGTATAATGCTATCCAATATACTTACGCCATCGCTTGCCGCCCTTGCTAATGATAAGCTAAGTGCATCTGTTAACTTCCAAAACGTACCGAGATAGGGCAATTTGAACGCCCTACCTCTCGGATATAGTAACCTTAATAACCTAAATATTCTATCTCCCATTATACGTAAGTTATTGTGTCAAGATATGGAATTTCGCCATTATCAAATTGATAGCTTGACATTATGACACCATCAACACGCATAGTAATTGTGCCAAAACTACTACCTGCCAACGCTGATAATACTATCGCACCTATCCTATTAGTATCAAATATATCGTTCCTCTCTGCCACAATGTCAATGCCTGCAATAAAAGGTCTAACATCATATAAAGCCTCTGTAATAGCTGCTAATATAGTCGCTTGCTTACCTGCCGTAAGGTCTGCAAATGACGCAATATTAATATCTATCTCACGCAATACAATCGGATAAACATTTACTAAAAATACGCCTAACGGTCTACGTGAACGCTCGGCAAGTGTTAGGGTTACATCGGGGCTGGCTTCAATCACATCTTCTACATCTGTTAATATTGCTAGTGTTGGAGTACCCCTACCGTCTGTACTATCTGCAATGGTAGCCTCAACATATATATCTACTTCGTTATTATTACCACTACTTGCATAGGGGTATATTTCTCTTGTACCTTGTGCATCGTATCCCCACAATCTATAATCACCCTTACTGCCGCCCTGTGGCTCAATCCTATACGCCTGTATTATCTTAGTCCTGTACTCTTCAACCGTTTCCGCTGCCTGTGGTATAACCGTTTCTGTAGCTACTGTAATGCCCCTATTAACATCATTAATTGGGCTTGTAGCTGTTAATGTATTACCAACTACTAACCTACTTTCACTACCTGCCGTTAACGCACGTATTGTTATCGTTCCTGTGCCTGCTGGCATAGTGTAGGCATTATCTAGGATAAACAAAAAACCCGCATTTAAAGCGTTGCTATCGCTTTTAAATGTTGTGCCTGCTGGTATCACTGCTGCCGTTGTGCCTGTTACCGTAGCTGTATATTGCGCTTGTGTAGCTGGGAAACGCCTACGACCTAATTTAAGCAATCCAAACCTATCAAGTGTACCGCCTTTCTCTTCGGGGTCTGCTAAGTCAGGTGCTACATTCTTTTGCACAAAACCAATAGATAAATATACTAGCTTTAACGCACCTGCATAAACCAATGCAAGTATTCTTAGTAACACCCTGCCAAATGTAGATAATGTAATACCTAACTTATTTTCTAAGTCTAGTACTATCTCATCATATATCTGTTGTTTTGTTTTTATCGTTGCCATTATTATAAGTTAGGTTGCCACATTAAAAATACTTCCTCTCCATTGATATTAACACTCATGTCTATTCTGTTCGTCTGCGGTATGCTACTGCTAACTACTACGGTAGTACTTGCAATCTGTTCTGTAAGGTATGCCAAATCATTACTAACCGCCCTTTCTATCACTGGTCTACCTGAACTACTTAACGGTGTTACTCTCAAAGTTTCCTCTGTAGTAGCTGTATGCTGTTGCCCTACATCTTCGGGTAATAGTGCATTACCCCACCAATCAGCCCCACCAAAGCATGATAAGTACGGCATGTTGGTGATACCCTCAACCGTATTTATATCGCTGCCATTTAGCCTTATTTCGCCACCGTTACCACTTTCAAATATTTCTATGTCCGTCATAAGTTACCCCCCATCATTGTAGTAGTTCCTTTAACCGCTATACCTGCCGTTGCCGCTACATTAACATTGCTCGGCATATTGTTGTAAGATAACTCAATCTTTTCTTTTTTGCTGCTTTCTTGTATTCTTTCATACAATGTATTTTGCTCTGTAACCTTGCTGCTAACTGCTGGCATTGTTGCCCCTTCTTTTTCAGGTGTATATGTACCCATATTGGTGCGGAATACCTCAATAGCCATCTTTCCATTCTTAGCCCAATCAGCCCCCGTTATCTTGGCTATAATTGACAGTATTGCCTGTAGTGGTGCTAATACCACATCTAATAACACCTTTCCAATTTCTTTTATAGCACCCAATATACCCCCAACCTTAAAAGCCTCTCTAACTTTATCCCAATGTTGCACCAATTTAACAATAATGTATATTAGTGCCGCAATGCCTGCAATTATCCAAACAACTGGGAAACCGTAAAAAGCAGTATTCAATAACCATTGTGCCGCCTCCGCTATTCCTGATGCTATAGCCAATGCATATAACCCCCCTTCAGTAGCAAGTAAAGATGTGGCATATGTGCCATTTGTTATAGTTGCTATGCCTGCCGCAATTTCATAGGCAAATGTCCATGCTGCCGCTGCCTTAGACACCAATGATATACCCCATATAGCCGCCTTAACACCTATTAAGATACCCAATAATGGTACAGCTATATCTAATATCCATCCCATGTTATCAGCAAGCCAACCTAAAAAACCACTTGCTATTTTTAATCCAAAACTTGTTTTTTGCAATGTAGTTATATATGTAACAAATGTATTTACAGTTTC